ATCAACCGAAGTCGATGCCGATTTCTGGGAAGCGTGGAAAGCAAAGTACAAGGATTTTACGCCGCTCAAGACTGGCGCGATCTTTGAGGCTCGCAACGAGACGGAAGCAATCTCGAAGGCGAAAGAACTCCGCAAGGAAAAAACAGGCTTCGAGCCGATGGCGACAGACGGCAAAGATCCCAGGGCGAGCGGCGTAAAGAAAGCCGACGCAAAGTAACAATGAGCGAGAAGCGGCCTACGAAACGGACTCTTCCCCCGCAAGTCGGAGGAGTGCGAATCAAGGCTAAACCTAACTTGGATTATTACGACGGGAGAAAATAACAATGAGCGTCCGCGGGAAGTTTATGGTAAGTTCCGTCACGAACCTGAGTGCGACAAGCACTTACGTCAATGTGAAGTTGAGAGCGGTATACAGCAATAGCCCCGAAGACAATAGCTATTCGGCGGCAACACCGAGCGGAAGTATTGAGATGACCATCACCAACCCGGCGGCGGTTGAGCAGCTACCAATCGGCGCACAATTTTACGTTGACTTCACCGCCGTAACCGAAGGGTAACGATGGCCGTTGCAGTCTTCAACTTGGCGAACTTCCAAGCTCGATATCCGCAGTTCAATGCCGTGAGTCCAACCAGGCTTGCGGCATTGTTCGTGGAAGCGGGCTTGTATCTATCCAACACGGACTGCAGCCCCATTCAGGACTTGGGGAGACGCGGGATGCTGCTCAACATGCTTGTGGCGCACATCTCTTCTCTCTCAGGCGATCTCAGCGCAGACGGACAGGCTCAGCCAGTGGGGAGAGTAAGCCAGGCGGCAGAGGGGACCGTATCCGCGAGCTTTGAGGGCGTACCGCCCACGCCGGGCACGGGCGCATGGTTCCAACAAACCCAATACGGCGCGGCCTTCTGGCAAGCTACGGCGAGCCTACGGGGTATGCGTTATCGTTCCCGCCCAACCGATCCCAACCAGGGGCGGCGCTGGGGGTATTAGATGCAACTCCCAATATCCCAAAACGTAGAGAGGAAGATCAAGGCCATCGCCGTGAAAATGAGCGCATCCCTTGAGGTTGGATTCCTTGAGGGGGCAATTTATTCGGACGGTACGCCCGTCGCATCCGTCGCCTTCTGGAATGAGTTCGGGCACGGGGGGAACTTTCCCGCACCTCCACGTCCGTTTTTTCGACCGATGATCGCAAAAGAGTCCCCCTCGTGGCCTGCAAAGATGGCAGCTTTGGTAAAGGCTACCGATGGGGACGGGCCAAAAATAATGGTCATGATGGGCGAGGATATTCAGGGAGCTTTGATCGACAGCATTAGAAGTGCGGACGTTGCCCCATTATCGGATACCACTCTTGCTCTCCGCGCTAAGTTTGGAAATAGCCCTGAAAAAATTACACTCAAGGACGTATTGGCTGCACAGCGAGCGGTTGCGGACGGCACCGCTACATTGGCGAGCGGGACTCAGGCAAAGCCGCTCGATTGGACAGGCCATATGCTCAACAGCACGGGATATAGGGTGATCAAATGACAATCAAGCGCTTCGATTTGCTCAAAGTGGATTGCGGGTATCAGGGCAGCGATCACGTTATGGAGGAAACTGACGACGGCGAATACGTGAGCTACGAACTTTACTCAGACGCAGTCTTCGCATTGACGGCGCTGGTTGAGGAATTCAATTGTCTCCCTGGCGTTCAAAAGACTTCGGTGCAAGAGTGCCTTGAGGCCGCTCGCGACTTTCGTGAGGCTCTCTAATGGATTTGAGATCAGTGGCAAATTCCGCCAGCAATGCGATCAACCCCAACATGATCGTGAGCGTCAAGCGATCAACGGGCTATACCGTGGGAGCGGGGCTCAAGCAAGTTCCCGCTTACGCCGCGCCCGTCTCGGGACCGGCTCAGCTTCAAGCGCTTGACGGCTCCGAGCTTCGGCAGATCGAAGGGCTCAACCTGCAGGGAGTTATCCGCGGGATCTATCTCCGCGGCAACCTGGCGGGAGTGATACGCCCGAACGGTACCGGCGGAGATCTCGTAATTATCGCGCCGCCCGCGCCGGCCGCCTTCGTTGGTACCTGGCTTTGCGTGAAGATTTTAGAGACGTGGCCGCTCTGGGCAAAAGCTGTCGTGGTATTGCAAGAGGGATCATAATGCCCGCGCCTATACCCTTTCTGGCTTCGATCAGCATTGACGCCGTAATCGAAGCCCTGGGCGCATTCCTGCAGCCATTCGTAGGAGCCGCACAGATCATCCGCGCCCAGGTGAATCGCGTTGCTCCGCCGGCCGCGCCTTACGTGGAACTCACCGAAATTCTGCAGGTACCGCTAGAGACTCCGATTGACGTAGACAACGGAGCCAACGCGCAAACGGACATTACCGGACCAAAGCGGATCGATATTCAAATTGACTTCCGCGGTCCCGCTTCGGGCGACTGGTGTACAGCCGTAACAACTATTTACCGGAGTCCTTACGCGCCGGCTCAATTTCCCGATGGCATAAAACCGTTGTATTGTTCGGACGGTCATCAGATGCCGCTTACCACGGGTGAGCAACAATACGAAACCCGTTGGACGCTTACGGCGAGCTTGCAGTACAATCCGACTGTAAGTATTCCGCAACAGTCCGCTAATACTTTGGCGGTAAATATTATGGAGGCTTCGCAATAATGACTATTCCCGCGTCTCGAATTGCAAGAGTAAACCCCGGCGTTGTGAATAGCGGCGGAACGTCGCTGGTGATGAATGGGCTCTTCCTCACTCAAAATACCGCGATGCCCACGGCTTCGGCTTTCAACTTCGCGAGCCCCACGGCGGTAGCAAATTTCTTCGGTCCAGCATCCGCCGAAGCCGCCCTAGCAAAGATCTATTTCGCCGGCTACAGCAATTCCACGATCAAGCCTGGCGGGATGATCTTCGCTCCCTTCAATCTTGCCGCTCGCTCCGCCTTCCTGCAGAGCGGATCGCTCGCCGGATTGAGCCTGGCACAGCTTGAAGTGCTGAGCGGTACGCTCATCCTCACCGTTGCCGGCGTGGTAGAGACTTCGGCCGCGATTGATCTGTCTACCGCCGGCAGTTTCAGCGGCGCGGCTACTCTCATTCAAGCCGGTTTCACAACTCCCCCCTTCACCGTTGCGTGGAATCCCGTTACCAGTGCGTTCGTGATCACCACCACGGCAACCGGCGCAACGGAGACGATCACTTTCGCAAGCGGGACGCTCGCCGCCGGGCTCAATCTGACTCAGGCAACCGGCGCGATTCTCTCGCAGGGAGCCGCGCTCGATACGCCGGCTACCGCAATGGCGAACGCCGTGCGCGTGACGCAGAACTTCGCGAGCGTTGTAACGCTATGGGAGCCGACTCTCAGCGATAAGGAAGGCTTCGCGGCCTGGTTCAATGCGGCCAACCTTGAATATCTGTATCTCGGTTGGGATTCCGATCCGAACGCATCGGTACTCGGAAATACAACCTGTTTCGGCGCGGTAACGAAGGCCGCTCAGTGGAACGGCGTTGCGTGCATCTCCGGAGATCCGGCGTTAGCTCTCGCGAGCGGCACCACTCTCGCCGCGCTCGCGCTCAACGTCGCTACGTTCGTGGCCGGCGCGATTGCTTCGATCAACTCCGGCGCAACCAACGGGCGCGTTACTCTCGCCTTCCTTGCTCAGTCGGGGATGGCTCCCACGGTTGCAGACGATCAGATCTCTCAGAATTTGCTCGCGAACGGTTACAGCTTCTACGGATCGTATGCGACGGCGAATGATGGCTTCGTTTTCTTCTACAACGGGCAGATGCCGGGCGAGTTCGGTTTCATCGATTCCTTCGTCAATCAGATTTACCTCAACGCACAATTTCAGTTGGCGATGCTCACGTTGCTTACCAACATCGGAGACTTCCCCTATACCCCATCCGGTTACGGGTTGCTTCGTTCGGCGCTGATGGACCCTATCAATGCGGCGCTTGCTTTCGGAACGATTCGCACGGGAGTTACTCTTTCGGCCGCGCAGATCTCCGAAGTCAACCTGGCCGCCGGCGTTGACGCTGCAAGCGTGATTCAGACGGCCGGCTACTACCTGCAGATCCTTGACCCTGGCGCTCAGGTTCGCGGGCTCCGCGGCAGCCCTATCGTCAACTTCTGGTATAGCGACGGCGGCGCGGTCCAATTTATCAACATGGCAAGCATTGACATTCTGTAACTGAAAGAGGGCAGCATTTTGGACACTTCGATCAATGCGGCGCTCGCCTTCGGAGCCATTCGCACGGGCGTTACGCTTTCGGATGAGCAGATCTCCGAAGTCAACCAGGCCGCCGGCGTAGACGCTGCAAGCGTGATTCAGACGGCCGGCAACTACCTGCAGATCCTTGACCCTGGCGCTCAGGTTCGCGGGCTCCGCGGCAGCCCTATCGTCAACCTCTGGTACGCCGATGGTGACGCGGTCCAAACCATAACGATGGCAAGCATCGACATTCTGTAACTGAAAGAGGGCAGCATTTTGGACACTTCGATAACCTCAGCAAATTCCGTATTCACGATCTCTGTCCCCGGCTTGTTTCCTATCCCTCAGCAGTTGAAGGGATACTCCGCAGAGAAGGCTTGGAGCAGCGATAACCTCGACCTGGCAGAGACTCAGATGGGCGTAGATGGCCGCTTGACCGCCGGCTATACCCCGATGGCTGTAAAGCAGACGATCAGCCTGCAGGCCGACTCCCCGAGTAAGCAGATCTTCAAAACCATTCAGGCCGCGACTCGGGCGGCGCGGGATGTGTATTACATAAACGGCACGATTGATCTGCCGTCCACGGGTGAATCCTTCATCGGTACCCGCGGCGTGCTGCAGGCAGTGAAGCCCCTTCCGGACGCCGGCAAGGTTTTGCAGCCGATGGAGTTTGCAATTGTGTGGGAGAGTCTGGTGCCCACTCTCCTGTAAATATGACAGAAGAAACGATGGGGGTTTAGGTAACTAATGAATTACAGCAAAAATGCGCCGGCCTTCGCAGCATCGTTTGAGGGGTACTCGCCCGTTTCGGTGCATCATCCGGAAGATCCCCCGGACGTATGGACAATGGGATTTGGCTCAACATATTGGAGCGGCGCGAAGGTAACTGAGGGTATGACGTGTACCCGCGATGAAGCGCTCTTGCAGTTGGCGGGCGGCCTTGAGAGTGCGGCGCGATGCGTCAATCTCTCGCTGCATGTGACCGTAACCCAGGACGAGTTTGACGCTTGCACGGATCTTACTTACAACATCGGCTGCTCGCGCTGGCAGGAATCCACCGCGAGGGAGCGGCTCAACGCTGGGGATTACGCTGGCGCAGCATCAGCCTTCGAGATGTGGGATCGTGCGGGCGGCGTAGTGATGGCAGGATTGCTCCGACGCCGGAAGGCTGAGGAAGTTCTATTTGATACGCAGGGAGTATCGGCATGAGAAAGACGGCGAGTTATACAGTCACGCAAGAGGGCCGCGATCTCGGCAAGCGCTTCCTCATAACTGAGATGGGCGCAGCGCAGGGGGAGTCGTGGGCGGCGCGGGCTCTGCTCGCACTGATGGCGAATAACGCGGAGATCCCCGAAAACTTTGCAGAGCTCGGAATGGCCGGGCTTGCTGAGTTGGGACTCAGGGCGCTGAGTAGTCTTCGCTGGGAAGTCCTCTCCCCCTTGCTTGAGGAAATGATGGCCTGCGTTCAAATCATTCCCGATGCCAAAAAGACTCAGGTTGTGCGTTCACTCATTGAGGACGATATCGAAGAGATTGCAACGCGGCTCAGTCTGCGTTTGGAGTGGTGGGAGTTGCATATGGGTTTTTTGCAAGCCGTCGCCCCCTCAATCTTAGGACACGGGCCGGCGGCGAAGGACGCCCCCCGGCGAGCTACAGCAACGTCCCGAAGATAATTGGGATACTGATCTCCCGGCGCATGGCGACGCTGCATGAGTTACAGACTTGCTATGGAGTGGAAGACGCTCACAACATGTTGGAAGTGGTGATTGTAGACGATGCCAACAGACAGACATAAACTCGATCTCCAACGCGAACGATACGCCAATATGACTTCTGAAGAAAAGGTAGCTTGGCGTGAGAGGGCGTCCGGATGCCTACAATCATAGATTCTTTAGTAGTCAGCCTAGGCCTCGACTCCAAAGACTTGGATGCGAAGAGCGGCTCTGCGGGCAAGAAGCTAAAAGAAGTTGAGGGGCAATCTGCAAAGACTGAGGGCGGCGTAAGGAAGATCGGCGTCGCCAGCAAAGAGGCGGCGGTCGGAGTCGGCGGGCTAACCCGCACGCTGGGGAGCTTCCTCGCGCTCATCGCCGGAACGATGGCGATCAAGGCGTTTGCATCCGACTTCATCGATGCCAACGCCGCATTGCTACGACTCTCTCAGAATCTCGGTCTAGGCGTCTCAACTATCTCAGCGTGGGGGAAAGCCTCCGAAGAGCTCGGCGGGAGCGCGGCGGGGCTGCAGGGCACGCTAGACATGCTCTCAATGTCGCAGACGGAGCTTCGTCTAACCGGGCAATCCTCTCTGATCCCCTATTTCTCAGCGCTCGGGGTATCGCTCGCCGACGTGAACGGCAAGGCGCGGCCGGTTGACGCA